ACCAGTGCTTGATGAAAAAACTAAAGCGGCAGCAGCATTAGAAGCGCAAGCAGCAGCAAAAAGTGTTGAAATTCCAACAACTACCACTAAGCCAAATAATCCTGAAGCATTTCCCAATGCTGGTCAAGGTCCAGATGCAGCATCCGCTGCAGCAGCATTGGCTGCAGTTATGGCTACAGGTGCCACAGGTGCTGGTGGATTTACTGACTCACAAAATGCAGCAAGAGTTGCAGTTGCCGAAGCAGAAGTTAAGGCTAAGACTGCAGCCGCTGCTGCTGCTGCTAATCCAGGCAATGGTCCAGATGCTAGGCGCGACCAAGCCGCTGCTGTTGCAGCACAGAAAGCATTAGATGATGCAACAAAAGGTGAGACTGGCGCTACAGGTGAGACTGGCGCTATAGGATTAGCCACGGGTACTACAGGCGGTACGGGTGTTACAGGTTTTGCTGGCAACACTGGCGGTACTGGCGCTACTGGCGGTACTGGAGCCACAGGCCCCACAGGTGCCGCTAGTGATACTATGATACCTAAAAGACCTGGCGAAGCCTATGTGTGGAACGCTACAACAAAAATGTGGGACCGCCCACCTAAGCCTACTGGTGATGGTTACTCATGGGATGATAACAATGGATGGTTTAAGACTACCATTGTTCCTGGTTCAACAGGAACGACTGTTACTACCCCAGAGCGTACGCTTGCTATAGATACATTTAAGAATACTTTAGCACTTACTTTTGGTGCTAAAGAAGCAAATCAACCTTATGTTGCTAAACTATATGATTTAGTTTCTGGTTTTTATAAGACTGGTTCTACCCAAGATGAAGCATTAAACTTAGCAATTCATGAAGCATATAACAATAATGCTATCCCAGAATTTACTAAACGTTTTGCTGGTATCTTTGCACTTGATGCTAAGTTACGCGCAGGAGAAGCAATCCAAGTTCCAACCATTGCTGAATTTTTTGCTGCAGAATCTAAGATGGGTGACGTTCTGAAGACTGCTGGTCTTGGTGACCTAGCAAATCAAGAATTCCTTGGTAATGTTATTGGTTTAGGCAAGTCAGTATCTGAAGTAAGTGATTTAATTAGCACTGCATTTACCACTATTGATAACGCGCCAGATGCACTTAAAAAGACACTGCAAGAATATTATCCTGCTGCTAGCCGTATTGATTTGGCCAAGGCTATGTTAATGGGTCCAGAAGGCGCTAAAGCACTTGAAAAGAAAATTGCTGGTATATCAGTTTTATCTGCTGCCCAGACACAAGGTGTCACAACTGATTTAACTCAAGCATCTGATATTGCCGCTATGGGTTATGGATATAGCCAAGCACTTACAGGGTTTGCTGAAGTTAAAGGACTGCAACGCGCTGGGGAACTAGCCAAAATTAGTGGTACTAACTTTACTCAGAATGAAGCAATTGATTCTACATTCAAATCAAATGCCGCAGCAAAAGAAAAAATTAGAAAGATTAAAGAAGAAGAAATCAATAGATTTAGTAGTTCTTCTGGAAGACTTTTATCAAAAAACAGAGCCGAAGGCTTATTTTAAAATAGAATCCTGAACGGACCTATCGGCCCCGTCAGAGTATTAGACCGATAGCAAGAGCCAGCCTATTCCCCCGAATAGAATCTGTGGCTTGCGACTAAAACGAATAGAAGGGTGGACAGTTGCTATGAGCAACAACTACTGGGATGAAGACGAAGACGACCTAGATACCGAAACCATTACTGGTAACGAAAGCGGAAGTGACCTCTTAAAGAAGTTGCGTAAGGCTAAGCGTGCAGATGAAAAACGTATCAAAGAACTCACTGAGCAACTTGAGGGATTTTCCAAAGAGCAGCGTGAGCGTACAGTCAAGAATGTCCTAGAACAAAAAGGTGTGAATCCTAAAGCAGTACGACTAATTCTAAAAGATTTAGACGAAGTTAACGAAGAGTCAGTTAATAATTGGCTTGAAGATAATGGAGACTTGTTTGGATTGAGTACTCAGGAAACACCGCAAAGTAACGTAGACCGTGCAGCACTACGCCAGCAGGATGCGATTACTCAAGGTGCTATCACACCTGACCGAGCAGAGAACTTAGAACAACGATTGGGTGCTGCGGAATCCGCAGAAGAAATCTTGTCTATCCTCCGTTCACAACAATAACTCATTCATAGTATCTAGTCACTTGGAGGTGACAACATGGCTAATGCCTACGTATCCACAGACTCCGCTTCTTTAGGCGGTACTCTTGGTTCAGCAGGTTTAGTACAGAAGGCGTATGACCGTCTTCTGGAGTTTGCTCTCCGTTCAGAACCACTTATTCGTTCTGTCGCAGACAAGCGCCCAACTAACCAATCAATCCCAGGTTCAACTGTAGTTCTACAGAAGTACGTTGACCTTTCGCCAGCAACTTCAGCACTATCAGAAGCAGTTGACCCAGATGCAGTGTCAATGTCTACACCAACATCTGTAACCATTACTCTTAACGAGTATGGTAACTCTGTTCTTGTAACACGTGCGTTGGAACTCTTCAGCCTTGCTGATGTAGACCCAGCAATTGCTAACATCATCGCATTCAACCTTGCCGATTCTATCGACTCTGTTGCAATGACCACACTTCGTGGCGGAACAAACGTAATCTATTCAGGTGCGACCGCTACATCAACAGCAACAGTTACTGCTGCTGCAACACTATCTTCTGCAAACATCCGTAAGGCTGTTGCTAAGTTACGTGCTGGTAAGACAATTGCTCGTAAGGGCTCACTATACTGGGCTGGTATCCACCCAGAAGTTTCACACGACCTTCGTGCTGAGACAGGTTCATCAGGTTGGTTGCTACCAAACCAATACGGTTCTGCACAAGACCGTATTTGGGCAGGCGAAATTGGTACATACGAAGGTGCATACTTCGTAGAGTCACCACGTCTGTACAATACAACAGATGGCGCTTCATCTGCAAAGGTGTATCGCACAATCCTTGCAGGACAACAAGCAATGGCAGAAGCCGTTGCTGAAGAACCACACGTAGTCATCGGACCAGTAGTTGACAAGTTAATGCGTCACCGCCCAATGGGTTGGTACGGCGTACTAGGCTTTGCTCGCTACCGTGAAGAAGCACTATACCGCATTGAATCAGGTTCATCAATCGCTTCATAATTGATTAACGCTGTGGCAGAGGGATAAAACTCTCTGCCATAGAGTAAGTTCATTAAGGAGAACAATGGCAACTTATAAGTTCACAACACCATACGTGTTGGAAGGACCATCAGGAAAACACCGTTTGTTCTATTTCGCAAAGTTGCGCAAGGGCATAACTATTGTTAAATCTGGTGGAGTCTATTCACAAGTTAGATATTCGGTTGACCAAGATTTAAACAGTTATGATGAAGTTTATCGTGGTGGGTATGTTACACCTGGAGTTAGTGAAGTGACTAAAGCAGCATTAATTGCTGCAGATATAGACGTAACGGAAGCAAACTTTACAGCAGAGTAGGGACAAAATGAGTTTACACAAAAAGCAAGTGCATTCAACTTACGTAGAAGGTTGCTTTGGTTGTAAAGTTCAAACACTTGAACTAAATACAGGAGATGCAACAAGAGATATTCCTGATAAAAAATGGAACTCTGAACTCCAAGCATATAGAGATGCTAGGTCTCAGGGAATACAACCATCAGGTACAAGGATGAAAGATATAGAAGCAGCACATAAAGCGTCAGAAACATTAGGTCAAGCATACGATGGTGACTCAATGCCTAAGACAAAAGATATAACTCCCAAATCCGTAGAAATAATGAAAGAGATTGGACAAATATAATGGCTAAAATGGAAATGTACGCATCAAAGTCAGCAATGAAGAAGCACGAAAAAGGCGAAGGCCCAAAGATGGCTGCAATGGAAAAGAAGATGGGTATTAAAGATGTTGTAAAGAAGGCTTCTGCCAAGAAGGCTGTAGTTAAGAAAATGGGAAAGAAGAAGTAATATGGCTGCTACTCCTAAGCCACTAACTGGCGCAGCGGCAGTGGCTGCTCTTCAACAGCAAGTTTCACCTAAGGGTGTGGCAGCAGCAAATGCTGCAGCAGTTAAAGCACTTGATAAAAAATATCCAGGATTATATTTGCCTTCAATTCGTACAACAGCAGGAGTTAAAAAGAAATGAAAAAAGCACATCCAGGATTTGAAAAAGTTGCTGCTGGTATCGCTAAAAAACAAGGCATCTCAAAAGAACGCGCAGGAGCAATCCTAGCAGCAGGTGCTCGCAAAGCAGGAAAGGCTGCTATCAAAGCCAATCCTAATCTAAAGAAAGTTTCAGGCGTAGTTAAGAAAAAGGCAAAATAATGAAAACACGTACAAAAGCAAAAGATTATTCAAATGTCAAAGGACAGCATAAGCCAACTAGCAAACTGAATCCATTGCCAAAAATTATGACACCACCGCTTACACGCGGAGGAACTCAGCCTGTCGGATTGCCAACTCAGCCTGATACAAGAGTAGTAAAGTAAGACAATGACAGAGGCATGGACACGCAAAGAGGGCAAGAACCCTCATGGTGGGCTTAACGCAAAAGGCCGAGCATCCTATAAAAAAGGAACTCTCAAGCCTCCAGTCAAATCTGGGGACAATCCTCGCAGAGCATCTTTCCTAGCACGTATGGGTGGGGCTCCAGGACCAGAACGCAAACCTAATGGAGAACCAACGAGATTGTTATTATCGTTGAATGCCTGGGGTGCTAGTTCAAAGGCTGATGCTAAGAAAAAAGCAGCAGCAATATCTGCTCGTAATAAGAAAAAATAACTAAACTAACGGAGAAAAAATGTCAAAAGTAACAATTACAGGACTTGCTACTCGCAAGGTTGCAACTGACAAAAAATCAGCAACACCAATTCACAAATCAAAACCAGCACCAAGTAAGGCTTATATGAAGCCTCCAACTGTAGCACAAGATAAAACGTATAACTCAAACAACATGTAATTAAGGTGGGGACAATGACTGACAAATTAGCAATTGCGTGGTGCGATAATGGTATGGTTGATGGCAAGTTTATGCAAGGTGTCACAGATGTGATGCTCCATTCTGGAGTTGAAGTTGCAACAACTTTGCGTAGTCAAGGCAATCAAATAGCAAGGCAACGCGACAAAGTAATTAACTACTGGTATGATACCAACAAAACTGACTGGCTACTTTGGGTAGACTCGGATGTTGTAATCAGCGTAGATACTTTTAAGTTGCTTTGGGATAATAAAGATGTTCAAGAGCGTCCAATGTTGACAGGTGTTTACTTTACAACTGACCAACCTGAGGAAACTCTTATGACACCAATGCCAACATTGTTTGACTTTGTAGTTAATGAAAATCAAATTGGTGTTAAACGTATTCATCCAATGCCAAAGAATAAACTAATGCAGGTAGGCGCGGCAGGCATGGGATATGTCCTAATGCACAGAAGCGTTATAGATAGAATTAGAGCAGTTGTTCCAGAGGGACCATTGTTCTCAGATATTGGACATGGCAAGAATTTCTTAGGTGAAGATATCTACTTTTTTGCATTATGTGACAAAGCGGATGTTCCACTATTTGCACATACAGGTGCAGTAGTACCACATATGAAACGATTCTCGTTTGATGTTAATTATTATAATGCTTTTATGGGTGCTCAAGAAGAACCTAAAAAGCCCAAGAGTAAATTGATTACTCCAAATTATATGAAGTAGAGAGGTCAGCAATGGCATACGGTAGAGCAGGTAGTACACTAATTGAAGAACTTAATCGTCTTGCATTTGGCGGCACACTTCCTCCAAAAACACAATGGCTAGATGATGAAGGTGCAGCAAATAAACTTGCTGGAACTACAGGTCTTGCTGCCACTGGTGCTTGCAATATCTATGCCAACTTACCTATCTCGCAATGGAAAGACTTGCAAGGAGCCTGTAATGCAATTGCTGGCACTATTGGTCTTGGTCCAGCAGAAGCCCTTAGAAGGGTCAATATGTAATGAGTGCTAAATATAACTTAGTCTGTGAACAAGGTACTACCTTTAACTTTCAGTTTGTCATTAACAATGACAGCACTCCATATAATCTAACTAACTATACTGGGACCATGACAGTTCGACCATTTACTGGTGCATCAACTACAACAGTTGTTGCTTCAACTAGCAATGGCTATATGGTATTTGATGCGCTAAATGGTAGAATAACAGTAACCATTCCAGCATCAGTTACTGCAGGATTTTCCGCAACACGCCACACATACGATTTGATTCTTAACTCTGTTGGAACAATTACTAGAGTTCTTGAAGGAAAATTTGTAGTAACTCCAGGAGTAACAGTATGAGTGAAACAATAATTGTTGTTGAATCTATTACCCCACAAGTATCTGTAACTTTTTCAAATAATGCTGGTCCTCAAGGAACTCCTGGCAATGCTGGTGCAACTGGACCTACGGGCGCTACTGGCGCAGTTGGCGCTAATGGAGATGTGGGTCAACAAGGTGTCCAGGGTGTTACTGGAGCAACAGGAGCCAAGGGTGATACAGGTGCTAAAGGTGACACTGGCCCCCAAGGTTTAACTGGTCCAACAGGCGCAACAGGCGCAACTGGCAATACAGGAGCAACTGGTTCTCAAGGTATCCAAGGTGTTCAAGGACTCACAGGCCCTACTGGTGCTACTGGTAACACTGGGGCTACTGGTGCAACTGGCCTAACTGGAGCAACTGGAGCAGCAAGCACAATAGCAGGACCAACAGGCGCTACTGGCGCAGCAGGAACTAATGGTACCAACGGTACTAATGGTACTAATGGTACTAATGGCGCTACAGGACCTACTGGTGCAACGGGTGCCGCAGGCACTAACGGAACTAATGGAACCAATGGAACTAATGGTGCTACAGGTCCTACAGGTGCTACTGGAACGGCAAGTTATGATTCAGACCAAGGCGTAATTTCACAGCAAGTATTTAGTTAAGGAGTAATAATGGCAACATTTACAAAGGTACCGTTCTCAGGTGGAACAGATGGCTCACCAATCAAAGTAGTGGCGACTGCATCTACTGGTACAACTATTCATACAACAGGTACTTCTGCAACTGCCTATGATGAAGTGTGGCTATATGCTTACAACTCAGATACAGCGGCTCGCTTATTGACCATTCAATTTGGTGGAACAACCGCAGTTGATGATGATATTAAGATTACTATTCCTTCTTTATCGGGATTGACTTTGGTAGTCCCTGGACTTATTTTGGCTGGCACTGGTTCTGTCGGTAATACAATTGCAGCCTACGCTGCAACAGCCAACGTTATTACAGTTTCAGGTTACGTAAATAGGATTTCTTAATGGCTAACCCGATTCGCAGAGGCGAGTCTGGCTCGCAAGTTTCTAGTTGGTCGCAAAGCGACATAGTTACTCCAGCATCTCAAACATCTTTTATACTTCCATATGGATTGACACTTCGTCATACCGTAAATGCTGGTACAACTTCTGTCACAATCCCTACTGGTGTCACTTGGGTTTATGCAATAGTAGTTGGCTCTGGCGGAGGCGGTGGTAACACCTATGCAGGTGGTGGCGGCGGTGCAGGCGGTATTTCTTGGGGTTGGACTTTAGCGCAATCAGTTTGTGTTGTAGGCGCTGCTGTTACTGGTTTGGCTGAAGGAAATTATAGTCGTTATGGAAGCATAATTACAGGTGGTGGTGGAAGAGCCAGTTATGCAGGTGGCGGTCAAACTCCATCAATGGGTGGAGGCGGTGGAAATTATTCAGGTGGCACAATCACTCCCCTTACAAATTATTATGGTATGACTAGTGGTGCAGGAGTATCGGGAACCAGCCCAGGCAATATGGGAGCAAATGCTTCTGGTGGAACTTCCGCATCAGGCGGTGCTACTTCTAAAGGTGGAGATGGAATCTCTGGTGGTGGTGGTGGTGGTAGTAATGCTGTAGCAGGTGGTGGTGGCGGTGCAGGTGGCAGTGGCATTATCGGTGGTGGTGGTGGTGGTGCTAACACGGGCGCTTCAAATACTGGCGGTACTGGTGGCAATGGAATTAACATTTTAACTGGTGCTGTTACCACTGGTGGTGCAGGCGGTACTGCTGTTCAAGCATATGGCGGTGGCGGTGGTGGTGTAGCAGGAAATGGTGCTGATGCTACAGCGACTGTTGCTGGCGCAGGTGGCTTAGGCGGTGGTGGTGCAGGTGCTGGCTCAAACGGCACAAGCGGCGCAGGCATTCTTTATATTTTTTATTAGGAGTTAAAATGTCAAATATATATCGCAAGAGTAAAGCAGGTACGCAAGTATCTTCTTGGCAACAATCTTCTAATACAATTACACCTAATCAACAAACATCTTTTATTTTGCCTTACGGTTTAACACTTCGTCAGACAATAAATGCTGGAACCACAACTGTGACAATCCCATCTGGCATCACTTGGGTATACGCAATTGCTGTTGGAAGTGGTAGCGGTGGTTTTTTTGGTTATGGTGGCGCTGGGGGTGGTATTGCTTGGGGTTGGACGCCAGCAAATTCATCTTGTATAGTTGGCGCAGCAACAACATCTAATACAAGTAATTACACTCGATATGGACATATTATTTCTTTAGGTTCTGGAACTAATTATTTTGGACAACCTGCTGGAGCAAGTTTTGGTGATAATACTGGAACCAATGGTGGCGCTGGCGCCAATGCTGGCACTGGTGGTGGTGCCGTTGCTGGCAACACTCCTGGCGGTAGCGGTGGTAACGGAATTTCAGGCGGCGCAGGTGGTTTTGGTAACGCATCTGTTGGAACTTCAACTGGTGGTAATGGTGGTTCAGGTTTAGTGGGTGGCGGTGGCGGTCAAGGCAATGGTACTACAACTACAACACGCACTGGTGGCAACGGTGGCAATGGAATAAATATACTTACTGGTGCTATCACTACTGGGGGTAATGGGGGAACACAAACTAACGCAAGCGGCGGTGGTGGTGGCGGTGCAGGTGTAGCAGGAAATGGTGCAGATGGTTCGAGCGGAACTGGTGGCGCTGGTGGTTTAGGTGGTGGTGGTGGTGGTTCAGGTGGCAGTGCATTAAGTGGTGCAGGAATACTTTATCTTTTCTATTAAGGAAAACAAATAATGAGTGTAAACATTTATCAAAATTCACAATTCAGTGATGCTCCTATTGGGTTAAAATTGCAACAAACTTTAACAAGTGGAACGTCAACTCCAATTCCTACTGGTATCCAACGTGTTTATGCAGTATGCATAGGTGGAGGCGGTGGTGGTGGTTCATCTGCTACCTATGCAGGTGGTGGTGGTGCTGGTGGATATTCTGTTGGGTGGACTTGGGCAACGCCCACAATGACTTATACAATTGGCGCGGGTGGAACTGGTGGCTCATTAAGCCGAGGTTCAACAGGTGGAAATACAATTTTTGGAATGGTAATAGCAGGTGGCGGCGCTGGTGGTGGTGGAACTACTGCCTCAGTTGCTTCAATTTTTGGCGGCGCAGGTGGCGGTGCTGGAACAGCAGCCGCTTCTGCTAGTGCAATTAGTTATACAGCCGCACCTTCCGCTGGTACTGGAAACCCTGGCACTTTGGGTTATGGCGGTGGAGGTGGAACTGCTGCTGCTACAACTGGTGGTGCTGGCGGAGTTGGTGTTTCAAGTGGTGGTGGTGGTGGTGCTAACGGTGCTACTGGTACTCAAACTGGTGGAGCAGGTGGCAAGGGTTTAATTGCAGGCGGTGGTGGCTCTGCCAATACTACTGGTACTGGCACAGGTGGAGCAGGTGGAACTGGTGATTTATTTGCTGGTGGAACTGGTTCGACTGGTACAGGAGTTCTATTTGGTGCAGGTGGTGGAGGTGGCGGTTATATTGCCGCTGGCTCTAATGGTTCTGCCAACACAGGTGGCGCAGGTGGTAATGGTGGAGGTGGCGGAGGTGCTGCCAACAACTCAGGCACAGGTGGCGTCGGCGGCAACGGTGTAATTTATCTTTACTACTAAGGAGTAATAATGGCTACATTTGCAGTGATGAGTGGCAATACGGTTTCAAATGTAATCGTTGCCGATGACAAAGAACAAGCAGAAAAAGATTTAGGTGTGACTCTCATTGAATACACACCAGAAAATTCAGCAGGAATTGGCTGGACTTACGATGGAACAACTGGCAAGTTTATGGTGCCAGTTGAAGAGCCTATAGAAGAGGAAACAGATGCCAACGCTTGATGAGATGGTTGATGAAGTAAAAAGCAAACTTGCTGGATATACACTCCAACAAGATAGAATTACTTATCTAGCAAATACTAGTGGAATCACTACAACTGATACAACTATTACAATTGGCTCATCTAGTAACCTTGCAAAAGGTATTGCAGAAATTGATGATGAACTATTATGGGTTGATTCTTTTGACAAGACAACCAATACTTTAAATATAATCCCTGGCTTTGGTCGCGGTTATATGGGTACAACTCCAGCACCGCATTCTCGTTATGCTCAAGTAACTTTATCACCAGCATTTCCAAGAAAGAATATTAAACAAGCAATCAACGATACAATTAGTGCTGTATTTCCAAAACTGTGGGCAATAAACTCAACTACATTTACATTTAATCCAGTTCAATCTTCTTATGCGCTACCAGATGATTGCAAAGATGTGTTATCTGTTTCATGGGAATCAGTTGGCCCATCTAAAGAGTGGATTCCAGTTAAGCGTTGGCGACCAGATTCTATGGCTAACGCTACAGCATTTAATTCAAACTCATCTATTTCAATTTATGATTATATAAGCCCTGGTCGCACGGTGCAAGTATGGTACACATCTGTTCCTAATACTTTAGATGCAAATAGCGAAGAGTATGCAGACATTACTGGATTGCCAGATTCGTCAAAGGATGTAATCATCCTTGGAGCATGTTCTCGATTGCTATCATTTATTGATGCTGGACGACTCAATACAGTATCCGCTGAATCAGATGCCGCTGATACAAAGTTGCCATCAAATGCTGGAACTAGTGTATCAAAATATATTTACGCTCTATATTCTCAAAGACTGCAGGAAGAGTCTACTCGTCTATATGGTCGCTTCCCTACTAAAATCCACTACGTACGATAAGGAAAATAAATGACTAGACGATACTCATCTACCAGCACTGAAACTATTCTTAAGAACGACATCTCGGCAACTGCTACCTCAATAAGTGTAGCAACGGGAACTGGCTCTTCACTTATGTTAGGTTCTGGATTTACCAGTGGAGACCAATTTGCAATTGCTATTGACCCAGATACGATTAATGAAGAAATTGTATTTGTAACTAATCAATCAACTGACACTCTTACAGTAGTTCGCGGTCGTGCTGGTACTACTGGCATTATTCATTATAATGGTGCAGTCATTAAACACGTACTAACTGGCGAAGACTTAACTAACTTCACTAGCAAATCTCCTGAAACTTTAATGACAGCAAAGGGAGATTTGATTGGTGCTTC